CCTAACGTAGCAGATGCACTAGCTCTCAGTTTTGCATTTCCTATAAAAAGTCGTGGACTACAAACTAAAATAAAAGTAGAAAATCCCGATACAGTTAGGGTGCGCTCTCCTTTTAAAAGCAGGAGATTAGCACAGACTTTTGTGAAACCAGAAAAACCAAGTGAACTTTTTATAAAGAGGTAATATATGATAGTAAGAGCCGCAGTAGAGACAGACTACCCAGCAGCTATGAAATTGATAGCTGATTTTACTGAAGAGTCTTTGGGAGAATTTGGTACTTATTTGGACCCAAAACAACTTCAGAAGACCTATGATTCGGCGTGGCGTACCAGTTTTGCAGCAGTAGAGGAGGGAGAAGTTATAGGGATGTTGGCCGGTCGGGTTACCGAAGATATATGCAGTACCCTTCCGGTATACGAAGAACTTGTTTGGTTTATGCGTAAAGATAAACGCAAATATGGAATAACATTATTTCGATTTCTTGAAGGATGGTGTAGGTCCCAAAACATACATAGAATTACGATGAGTTGTATGCACAATTCAAAGACAGATAAATTGTTTTCCCTTTATGGGAAGTTAGGTTTCCAACCAATGGAAACAAGATTCATAAAGCAATTAGATTAACAAGAGGGGGTAAGATATGTGTCCAGTTTTTACTAGTATCGGATTAGCGTTAGGAGCTGGCGTCACATCAGCGCTTGCAGTCGGTGTTGGCGCGACAGCATTAACTGCCGGTGCCATAGGTGTTGGTGCGTACGCAGCTGGTGGTGGGTTTGGTGGTACTGATAATGTTGGTAGTGTTGACAGTAGAGTAGAGGCGGCTACCGGAACAGGCGCACTTACAAAAGAAGAGGCAACATCGACAGCAAAGAAGAGAGCATATAGAGCAGGCATAATAAGTACATCACCGACAGGACTGGACACACAACCTGGTACCTCTTCGGCGAAGTTAAAATAGGGAGTGAATAATGGCTAAAAAAGTAATTGCAGGGGGGAGTCAACTCGAGAAACTAAAGAGAAGTCGACAAGGGTACCAGACCGCCAAAGCGAATTTCAATAATCGATGTTCCGCGCTATCAATGTATTACTATCAAATTAAATCTGATTACCAGGTGTATACACCCCAGATCGTTCAAGGTCAGTTTGCGAATGACGGTAACATAAACGATAACATTGGAGCAAAGAGTGCGAAGTTGATGGCCTCCGCTCTTATGGGTATGGTATGGAAAGACGAGAAGGGTACGTTTAGGATAATACCCTCTAAACACATACCGGAATCAGAAGCAGTGAAACAATATTTCAATCGGATCAGCACAGATCTAGCTACATATATGGAAAGGCCACAATCCAGAATAACTACTTCACTTTACAAAACTATTCTTGAGTCAGTAATATATGGAACGTCTGGGATGGTTGTGCAAAGTGGAGGATATGACACGCCATTAAAGTATTTCAATAAATCTATTCTTTCTTTCTATATAGGATATGACAAGTCCGGGGAAATAAAGGAGTTGTTTATTGACTACAATATGTCAGCGGATGAACTGTACGATAGGTACGGGGACGCCGCGGGCGAAGCGGTTGTCCAAGCTATTCAGAATAATGACCACATACAGCGGTTTGTTGTGACAGAGGCAATACGTCCACGCTCAAAAGAAGAGCGTGGGGGCAAAGCGGGTAAACTGGGTATGCCCTATACTGCTGATATGTTCATGCCCGATCATGATATATATCTGGAAGGCGGGGGATACGAGTCATTGCCAATGCCAGTTTTATTCTTTAGCAAACTGGAATACGAAGATTATGGTCGCGGTGTAGGAGAGGAAGCACTACCTACAGTTGTCCAGGTAAATATTGCAAATGAGGTCTTAGCGATAGGTGGAGAACTTCTTGCGCAACCGGCACTGGGTATGTATGACAATGGATCGTTGGCAGGCCTTGCGGTAGATTTATCTGCCGGAGCGCTTAACGTATTCAATGTAGCTGGAACCGTTCCTACAGAACAACCCATCTTCCCACTTTTTGAAGTGGGGGATTTGCGTGTCATGTACGAATGGTTACAGTCTCTTAAAGAAGAAGTTGCGGGGTATTTCTTCCTAGACAAACTTTATGACCTAAATGCTAAACAGCGTATGACTTTGGGTGAGGCTGTGATGAGAGACCAGATACGTTCTGATTCTCTCTCCCCGATATTCACACAGATCATGGCGTTTCTTATCGAGGCAATTACTCGATCTGTGGATATCACATACGGTATGGGATTGATGGGGGTTATTGACCCAGAGAATCTAGAAGATCCAAAGGTAAAGACTCTTCTTGCGAACGGGTTACAGCCTTTCGCTATACCAGACGAAGTATTAAAGGCACAGATTGCGGGGATAGATTGGTACGACATACAGTTTATATCCCCGGCAGCCCGGATAATGAACAACGAAGAATTGAATAGTACATTGAAATTCATCTCTGTTATGGGAGAGGCTGGAGCTATCAGCCCAGACTTTGTTGATGTAATTGATCCAGATGGCACAGCAATGAAACTGAAAGAACTGACAGCGACGGATTCCATAGTGGTGAGAACTCAGAAACAAAGAGATCAGATTCGGAAGTCGAGAGCAGAAGCACAAATGCAAATGGCGAAGATCGAGGCAGACGCTAAGATGGCAGCAGCAGAACAGGCTAGAGGACAGGCCGCCGCCGCTCGTAGTGGAGCGATAGCAAATATGGCCAGTGTGGGACAGCCTGGTGGAAAGCAACAACAGTAAATAACAGGAGGACAACATGACAGAAGATAGTAGAGTGAAGAAAGTATTTAGTAAAGCTGCGATACTGGAAAAGCAGAAAAAGACACAAGAAGATTTCAATACTAAACAAGATGAGATGAGGAAATCGTTTGAGCGTGTAGCCTCAACTCCGGACGGAGAAAAGCTATTTCAATATCTTTTCTTGCTATGTGGTGGGGATAAAGGTATGCTTCGTCGAGACAGAACCGGTGAAGTATCGGTAAACGATACTATCTTAACGCTTGGCGCAAAGAGCGTATACGAAGATTTAAGATTTAATTTATCGTCAGACACCCTTAAAAAAGTTGAAAGACACAATTGGGAGAACTAACCTAAAAAGGAGACCGGCATGACAACGGGAGCAGCAGGAGCGACAGGAGTAGCGGGAGCAACAGGAGCGGCATCAACAGGTGCAACAGGAGCGGCGCAGGCAACAGGCGCACAGGCAACAGGTCCCATAGACAACAGACTTAATACATTCAAAGTTCCGGAGAAATACGAGAAGGAACCCTGGGCGAAAGAAGTCAAGAACGTCGACGATCTTTGGGAAAAGATGAACGGGGTGCAGAAACTCATAGGGAAAGATAAGATAGTTCTTCCGGGGGATAATGCTACGTCGGATGAAATTGAGATTTTCCATAAGAGAATGGGGCGGCCAGATAACCCAGAGGGGTATGAGTTTAAGAGTATGGATGCACTTAAAGAGGTACCGAGGAATGTGGATCTGGATCACGGTCTGAAAAAGATCTATTTTGACGAGGGGATATCTAAAACAAAAGCTGAAAGTATCATAGCTAAAAGTGAGGCTCTTATATATGGTATGCACAAACCAGTTATCGAGCAGTCCGCACAAAGAAATTTAGACTTTCAGAAATTAGCTGATGAAACATTGGGTACCGATAAGGTAGCCGCAATGGATGGATTCAAGTCAGTTATGCGGGAGACTCTAGGAGAGAAGGCGTATCTTGCAGATAAACTCGAGACTATGGACAACGATCAACTTCTCGCTTTGACAGTATATGGCAAGGCAATTCACGACAAGTACACCGGCGAGAATAGGGTCATAGTAAAACCAGGTCAACAGCCCGGGCTTTCCGGGGATCTCAAGACGGATTTTCAGGCACTATCCGGGCAGAAGTTAGCTATTAAAACGGACATCAAAATGCCGGAGCACATCAAGAAAATGAAATTATCGAACATAAACATGCAAATGACAAAGATAGGCGCGAAGGCAAGTGAACAAGGCATCGACCTATTTAAGTAAAAATTTGACATTTGAGTGAAAGTAAGGTATATTTAAAGGGCACAGTATAACGTCCGTAACAGATTCGGGGATCGGCCTAGCCGTCCGACTTAAACGGGGATCGTTAGTAGACCTAAAAATTTATTGATGAACCTAATTAAGGAGGATACAGATGGCTAGAGACGATTATGCGGGCGTGGAAACAGTCTTAAAAGACGACTATCTAGGAAATCTTTTAAAGATTCCGCAACAGAGAGAAACAAGACTCTTTGGTGGCTTTGCTGAAGTTACCGTAGAGGGCAAACAGCTGTATATCGATGGGATCGCTCCTGTTGATTACAGGATAGACAATTCCTATAACGCCAGTTCAGAAGGCGTTGCTGCTAACTACTTCCGCAGAAAACTTGATACCGACAGGATGATTATCGAAGTTGATTACGACGAGCATTGGTTTAAGAAAACCACTTCGGCTAATCCGTCTGCTCTTATCACTCCGGAAATGATGAACGCTTCATATCGTTTTCTTGATAAGGTAGGTATCGATGCGTCAGTAGCGACAGTGTATTACGGTGAAAAAGGCGACACTGCTCTTACGTTCGCTAATGACGGGGGTCTTACTCTGGACGCTACCGGTGGTATTACGATAGATCTCCTTCGTAAGATCAATCACAGATTCACAGGTACTGAAGTTGTCTCTCCGAATGGTATGAACGCGGTTAAGTTTGTCATTTCGGAAGATGAACAGTACGATATGGGTGGGATCACACAGCTTACATCGTGGCAGTTCCAGTCCATATACCCTTCAAATGCGCAGGCTATGGGTAATGAATCTGGTTTTGGCAGACAGCTTGGTATGCAGAATGTCACCTTTGGTGCGCAGGCGGCTACCGGGAAGATGCTGAACGAAGCGGCCGCAGTGAGAGACTGTCTCGCTATGGCGAACAATGCTATGGTGTATGGCATGGCTTCTGACGGAGTAACTTTCGAGGTCATACCGTTGAAGGAAACGAAAATTTCGACTGTGAGGCTGAGACTTGTTCTAACAGCAGGTGCGGTGAGGACGAACGGTAACAACGTCATCAAGTTCCAGACCACTGTTAAAGATCCGGCTGTGTTTTATTGAGCTACATAATAGGGTAGGGGACTAGGTGTCCCCTACCTTTTATTTTAATGTAACGATGAGGAGAAAATAATGGGCAACAGAGAGTATGATTTGACGTGGAAAAAGTCCACAGAACTTTCGGCCGGCGGTACCGCGGCGGTTGCAACCGATAAGATCATTATACTTAGAGAGACCGGAGCGGCAGGACCTGTAACACGACCTGTTTCCGATATTTCGGGCGGCGCTACTGGGGCTACAGGAGCGACCGGAGGTACCGGACCTTCTGGACCTTCCGATGGAACCGGGGCAACTGGAAGTACCGGGGCGACAGGAGCGACTGGAGCAACTGGACCATCAGGGCCTTCCGATGGAACCGGAGCCACTGGAGCCACTGGAGCGACAGGGGCCACGGGTGCAACAGGCGGGTCTGGTAACGTATACGGTTTAGAGGTAGAAGTAACTCTCGGCGAGTTAAACGCGGGTAAGGTACTTCTAGCCGCTAACGAAGTATACCAATATACTGTTGTAGATCTTAACGTAGTATGCGATGGTAATTTCGCAGGTTTAACTACGGCAGAGATTATGGATACCAGTATTGGTGCTGTCACTGTATACTCTATGAATCAGAGTGCTATGGATGACGATGCTGTTCTTACCAAAACCTCGACCGGTACTTTTATGTATCGTCTTGGTGAGGCAATAACAGCAGGCGCAGGTATACAAATTGTTACGACCGGTGGTGCCGCAACAGGCGGTACTAAGGTAACAGTAACGATACTGTATCTTATTAAAGACGTTGAACCAGAATAACGTAAACTAAAACAGGAGGAAAATAAAATGGCTGTAGTTGACCTAACAACCTACAAAAAAAGCGCGAGCAACATCCCCGTGGATGCTATTCACGCGGGTGGCGCGGATATGCTTACTATAGTAGCCCGGGGTACCATCACAAATGGTAATACTTCGGCGTCTATTTATAGGATAGCTGAAATACCTTCAAACTATGTTCCAATCAGCGGAGAAATTACCTGTGCGGCTATTACAGGCATAGATGACGCTGATCTTGGTCTCTATGAGACGGACGAACATGGTGGGGCAGTAATTGATGTAGACGCGCTTTTAGACGCGGGAGACCTTACTGCCGCTTTGGCACCTGGCAGCGGTATTTCTCCGGTATCTGCGGTGTCTCTCGCGAACCAGGGGAAGGCTCTTTATCTTCTGGCAAGCGACGTGTCGAGTGAAAGACAGGCTTATGTCCTGGCCCTCACTATTAACAAGAACGCGGCAGCGACAGGAGATTTCATTGTCAAGCTAGTTCTGGTTAGACGCGAATACGCAGCGGCGTAATAACGATCCAAAGGGAGGATGTCTGATGTCATGTTGGGCAGGGGCGTAAAAACCCCTGCTCCTCCCCTTAAAAAGGAGATGAAATGTCTGTATCGAATTCAAAGACTGACATTGTTAATCTTGCTCTGGACGTTATTAAGACGGAAAACATTAACAATGTAGTAATACCCGGGTTTGACAAAGCGGCTCTTGTGGCTAATCGATGGTTCGATGATGTGCGACAAACCTGCTTTGAGGGGTTCCCCTGGAATTTTGCGTCTACAAGAAGTGCGATTGCTCTCGATGCCGAGGCCCCTACTTTTGGTTTTGATGATGCCTATGTCCTTCCCAATAATTATCTATCTTTAAATTTCATAAAATACTGGGACTATCCGCTTTCCCAATGGAACTATCAAATTGAGGATGGGAGAATATACATAGACAATGGGGGTGCAGAATCACTACAAATCGGATACGTTTTCGATCAGTCGGAGGTTGTGAAATACAGTCCTTCATTTAAAATTTATTTAGCCTATTCTTTAGCTGATAGGATTGTCTTTAAACTCACAGGTAATGTGGCTCTTCTAAGCCGAATT